CCAATGACTTTCCACGTATGAACCCAGCAATGTCAGTTTCCTGCCCCGTAAAGAACTCTATTGCCATGTCTAGTGGTTTGAATATGCCGCTTACCATAGAGGCAAAGGCAGACTGTAAACGTTCGCTGATTGTTGCGCCCGCACCAAAGTCCTGCTCAGCATTACGGAAACCGTCAATAAAATCAGTGAATAGAAAACCTATTGCAGCAATCGGCCCGAGTAGACGCCCTGCTGACTTACCTACAGTCTTAAGGCCCGTCAACAACTTACCCTTAGTTGAGAAGATACCATTGCCAGCAAATAGACCTCTAAGAGTAGCCAATAGACCAGCTGACCCAACTGCACCCGCAATAAGATCACCTGCATCAAGCGCGGGCGCTCCACTGTCTGATGGAATATTGTCAGTGATTCTAGGTGCTACTGGTTGAGGTTGGTCTTCGTCTACACCAAGGTCAGCCAACTTAGAACGACGATTTTCATCTAGGATAGTTTCATCTAGGTCGTTGGCATACTTGAGCTGTTCAACTGCCTCCTCAAGTAGGAACTTGGTCTGCTCCACTTGACCCGTTAACATTGCTAGCTCATCTTTAAACAGACCACCTAGGCCAGTTGCAGAATTGTTAACAGCTTCTTCTGTGTTGGACTGCGCCTGAGTGTTCTTGCGTAGTTCATCAATCTGGTTTTGGAGTTGACCGAACTCTTGTGCGTTACCTTCATCAAGGATCTTTTCTTGTTCCTCAAGGGCGCGACTAGACTTGCGAAATAACTCAACTGCTGTGGTGATAATAGGGTTGGAGTTGAAGATTGCATTCTTTAAGGCGTTGGCATTAGGGATACGGCGCTTCAGCTGAGTTGTTGTTTCAGCTACAGCAGTCCTTGATGCTAGTTCAAGTGCCTTTGTCTGTGATGAACCCCTAGCCTTTTCAAGCGCATCACTCAGCGCATTAACATCAGCGTCAGTGAGATTGCGTCTGCGGCTGTTGGCTTCATTGATCTTGGTAGCTAGATCTCTCAGTTCTTCGCTCATTACTTGACCTCTCTCTTAAGTGTTTCCTGTGACAGGCCTCTGTACGTCCTGTACTCGTTGGGGCGTATTGTATCCTTGATACTAGTCACTAGATATTTACCCGAGAAGAACTGTTCTCGCGGGATTGTGTTGGCGCTGGTAGCCTGAGGCGAGTAGAAGTTCACCTCAATTACCTGACCCAACCTTGCTCTGTCATCACCGTGGTTGCATATGGTTTTACCGCTGTACTGGAGCAACCAATTAATTGAGTCGCGCTCGTGTACATTGGACTCACTACCGTCCGAACGATGTATATAGAAGTCGGTTGCATCGGTTTTGTCTGACCCCAGAATACTCACCTTACCCTCGTTGAGACCAAACCCAGAAACTACATCATCAAAGTTGTGCTGTGTTTCCTCTACTGACTTTGTCTCCACACGGTAAATGATTTCACGCGTTTTACCTATACCCGACTCCATGAAGCCAAGGGCATCACGCGTATTGTCCTCAGTCTGTACGGCTAGTATATTCATCCACTCCTTGCGAATGTCTTCCTCGGTTGTTTGGGGTTGGTGTACGAGGGGTACAGACCCAGCCTGATTGAGAATACCCGACATTGAGGCAAAGTTTAGACCATCAAAGTCCTCAAAAAAGACAAATGGAAGATTGTCCTGTGTTCTTGCTCGACTTGCCATCCAGCGTAGAGTTTCAATAACATCGAGGTGGGTTGAGGTTACAAGTGTTGTCTGACCGAGCGAGCTATCTTTGGCGAATGGAACATTTATCCCAGTCTCGGCCCAAAGTTGTGATGCAATCTCTGAGTATTGGCCTCTAAACCCACGACTGAGTTCTTTACCGCGACCAAAATAGAGCGCCTCAGAGCAAATCTCAAGGCGTGAAATTGAGTTGGCCTGATTGGTTGGCTCTTGTGCTACTAGCATGCTCACGCGCATTCTGAGCTCCGTCCACTCAGTATACGTGGTTGACTTCCAGCGTAGGAATACTTCCTCGCCGCCTAGGATGGGTCCGTTGTTCACAACGCCTAGAATATCATTAAAGATAATAGACCCTGTCATACCCATTGAGAACATACCCCGATACAGCTCAATTTCAACAAACTGATCCTTGAGCTCTAATACCTCATCAGTACGAAGCTTGATCTGCACTGAATAGATATCAACTGTATTAGCAGAGTTAAACCCGCTCGATATCTTTGTTGTCATCTTAAGGCCTCCTGTACTGCATCCGAGAAGTCTTCAATGAAGTCAGGGTCAATTAGTTTGATGTTGCGCTTCTTGTCATCTTCCATTATGTATAGTTCCCTGAGGGTAATAGGCGTCAGGTTAAAGACCGATATCATTGTGGCATCAGGGTGCGTTGCCTCGGTGAATCCATGTTGGAACCTCAAGCCTCTTAGGTCAACAGTATTGCGGTCAACATCCGCGTAACGGATTACCTCGGCCAACTCAGCCTCAGTGTGTCGTTGTGACATCCAATCAGCTAGGTTGCGACGAGGCCAATCTTCGTCAACATTGATAATATTATTCACAAAGTAGATAGTCCAGTAGAAGTCGTCGTCTTCATAGAGGCGGTCAGCTATTTGACGAGCGGTTTCGTTTGGCCTTACACGATAGTCAATAAAGAAGCCCGCACTGCGCTTTGTCATCTCTGAGATATTAACATTGCTTGTGAGGTTGCTCATTAGGTATTGGCGACCGCCTATGGTGTAATAGCGTTGCGGTAGCATACGTAGAATATCAGTCATTAGAAGGAGTCCTCTACAGTTAGGAAATCAGCTTTGCTAAGAGGTGCTGCCTCTTGGAACTGAAGTGACAGTGAACGAGTAACGGGTGAGTCATCGTCTTTGTGAGCTGCATAGCCCCCAGCTGATGAATCCTCTGTTAGGCCAACCAACACCGATGTATTAAAGCGGTGTAGCCAAACATTACGAGAAGCCTCTCCGCCCTGAACCTTCATAAAGGTGATATCAAAGTTGCTGGGGTACAATAGATATGAACCATTGTTCTCTTTATACTTGAACTCAGGGTGCATGTGAAACTTAATACGGCGGTAAATTTCAGCAAGGATTGAGCTCTCCTCGGCGTTGCGCGGGGTAAACTTAAAGTCAAGGTTGAATGACCTAGCAGTAACCCCCTTGAACAATACCTCAAGGAAAGGATTTGTAATTTGGCCCGTGAACAACTCCTTGGTCTGCTTAACCTGTACGCCTGACAAGTTTTCAGCAGTTGAGGCGATTGCATTCTTGGCTGTTTCAGCGGCTGCATCTGCTATGTCTTTGAGGGTTTGGTCACCAAAAGTTGATACGCCACGAGCAACCTGTCCAGCGATTCCTAGTTCAACCGCAGACCACTCAATACCATAAGTCATTGCAGTGGACTCAGGCATTGGTAGGATAATAGATTCCTTGGAGCGCACATAACGACCATCACCTGTAACCTGTGATGTTATCGTATAGCCGCGCTGGTAGAATGTAGGGGCTTCACCTAATCCGCTTGTTATCGTGTTACCCAACGGATTTTCAACTCGGTAGTTCTTGTCCTTATAGCGAGAACCAGCCAAGCGGTTGAAGTTGATAAGGATAAAATGACCATTACCAAATCCATTGAGAATATTTTGCGGAAAAACTAGCTGCTGAACATTTGTTAGGTCAGCAGGGTTCGCCGTGAGTTTGTCGAACTTCAATAGCGTTCGAGGGCGAGAAAACAATGTCATCAGGGTATCCGCCTTTAATTAATATTAGATGTTTCTATTTACGGGTGGCTTTATGGGTCAATATTATCAGGGCAAATACATTGTTGAGAACGCACACAAGTATGAGGGTGACGTCAATAAAGTTGAATTTAGAAGTTCGTGGGAATACAAGGCTTTTCACTACTGCGACAACAACCCTCGTATTGTAAGTTGGTCCAGCGAGGAGGTGATAATCCCATATATATCCCCCGTTGACAAACGAATGCACCGCTACTTTATGGACTTGAAGATTGTTGAGATAGATGAGTATGATCGTCGTAAAGTTACTCTTGTTGAAATCAAGCCCTACAAGGAAACTATCCCGCCCGTTAAGAAGGGTAAGAAGCGTGAGCGATATGCACAAGAGGTTAAGACATACCTAGTGAATCAGGCAAAGTGGAAGGCAGCTCGGTTGCTATGTATGCAGAAGGGTTGGAACTTTGTTATCTGGACTGAGAAGAACCTACAGCCTGACTCGTGTAACAATGTAAAACAGCTCAAGGCTCAACGCGGGTATGAAGAAAAAATGAAGAAGGCTTTTAAAAGGAAGAAAACTGCGGGACAATTAGCGGCAATCAAGAAAACCAAGCAGAAATTACAGGAACGTATCAATGGACAAGAGTAACTTAGATTTACATATGAACCCAAATCTTAGAAAGCTCAACCCCCGCGCTAAGAGCTTTCGCGGCGGTCGCAAGAAGAAAAGAGGTTAATATGAGCGTACCAAGTATCAAAAAGCATGAGTTTTACGATTGTGAAGTGCAGCTAGAGTGCGTTGACAAGCATTTGATTTGTTTTTGGGTAAAAACCAAATACCCAGAATTTAACAAGCAAGATGTAATCGCCATGGCAAAGCATCTCAAGTTAACAGCAGAAGACTTGGGGAAAGGCGAGCATGAGTAACCAAATAGAAAATATGTTAGCACTAAAGAGTTTTGCTGATGGAATGCATGGCGATGGGTTTACATACGAAGATTTATGTTTGGTGATCATAAACGAAATACCCGTTGAAAGAATCAATGAAATCAT